AAGCATCCCCTACTGGTACTTACAACGCCAGCACAACTAATTACTCTGACGTAACAGGTAACTCTGATGAAGCATCCGGCACAGGATACACTGCTGGTGGTCAGGTACTTGATGGCGCAACTATTTCGCTTGATGGTTCTACCGCTATTGTTGATTTTACAGATGAAGTCTTTAACAACGTAACTCTTTCTGCTGACGGTTGTATCATTTACAACACCGCAAACTCTAACTCTGCTATTGCTGTTATTGACTTTGGTGGTACTGTATCTGCTACTGCTGGTGACTTGACAATTGAATTTCCTGCTGCTGACGCAAGCAATGCTGTAATTCGTATTGCGTAAAGAGTAAAAAGCCGTGTCTGTTACCTTAAACCTAGCCAACTATGGTACTGGTGTTTATGGCACTGCAGAGTACGGCAATTACTATGTAACGATAAATACTGGTGTTAGTGCCACATCCGTTGTAGAATCTCTTTCTGCTGGCGGCTTTGAAGTAGACGTTACAGAACGAATTACAGCAGGTGTTAGTGCTACTGGTTTAATTGGTTCACCAGAGATACAAGCAACTGACCTTGTAACAGGTGTTCAAGGAACAACAGTACTAGGCACTATATCTGTAAATATCCAAGAATATATTACAGGTGTACTTGGTACTACCAACACTTCTTCCGTTCAGCCTAACATAACAGAAAAAATATCTGGTGTTAGTGCTACGGGAACTATAGGTACTGTAAATATTACCGTAGGTATTAGACAATCTGTAGTGGGTGTTAGCGGTACTGGTTCTGTAAATAGTGTTCAACCAAACATTACAGAAAAAGTGACAGGTACGTCTTCTACCAGTGCTGTCAATACTGTAGGTATAGGTAATAGCGTAACACTTACTGGTGTGGTTGCTACTGGTGCAGTAAACACCGTAGGCATTGGCAATAGCGCAACATTATCGGGTGTATCGGCAACAACATCAGTTGCTCCAGTAGCAATCAATGGATTTGAAGTTGATATATCTGAAAATCTGTTAAGCGTAAGTGCTACAGGTTCAGTGGGAACTGTCGGAATTGGAAACAGCTCTACACTAACAGGTGTATCTGCTACGGGTGCTGTAAACACCGTTAGTGAAAACGTAACAGAAAAAGTATTGTCTGTATCTGCTACGGGTGCAACAGGTACTGTTGGGATTGGAAACAGTGCTACACTAACAGGTGTATCTGCTACAGGTTTTGTAAATACTGTTGAAGACAAACCAACAGAAGCCTTGTTAAGCGTAAGTGCTGTAGGTTCTATTGGTACACTTTCTATAAGCAACAGGTTTACTCTAACAGGCGTACAAGGTACATTCTCTCTAGGCACTCTGACACTTACTGCAGTACAGTTTGACTTTGAGGCTGTTAAAGCACTCTATGACAGACGCAGAACAGCCTACGTAGAAAAGAAAACACCTCGCATTGTATATGTTGAAAGACAAATTACTGCCGCTGAAAGACGTGCGGCTGCATAAGGAAAAAATAGATGTCATTTCGTTGGCCTGTAAAAGACCCTGATGAATCACTAGACTACAGCATGGACTGGTCACGTTTTCTTGACACTGCTACCATTTCGTCTGTAACATGGTTTGTCAAAACGCCAGAGATTGGCAAGACGCAGATTGATGCTGGTGAAACATTGACTACTGCTTCTGGTAACACAGTCACTGATAGCATTCAGAATATTTCACAAACAAATACAAACACTGTAGCCACAATCAATCTTGGTGGCGGTGTGTTAAATAGAGAATACTCATTTATTTGTCAGATTATTGACAGCACAGGTAGCACTGCTGAACGCACTGTTAAACTTAACATAAGGCAGAAATAATGGCATATAATTATCTCGGACTTGTAAATGAAGTAAATAGACGGTTGAATGAAACTGAACTTACGTCATCTAACTTTGCCAGTGCTTCAGGTTTTTATGCACACGCAAAAGATGCTATCAATGCTTCACTCCGTGATATTAACCAAACAGAATTTAACTGGCCTTTTAATCATGTAGAGCAAGAAGATGTTTTATCCGCTAATGTAACACGTTATGCTTTTCCCCATGATGCTAAATTATTAGACTTTGACAGTTTTCGTATTAAGGAAGATAGCACACTTGGTAATGCTACCACACGACTTGGTATTATCACATATGAAGAATATCTTGACAAGTACGTGGAACAAGAGTATAATAGCACCAGTCGCCAAGGTGTACCTCAACTTGTAGCACATGGTCCTGCACTTGAATATATTGTAACACCAGAACCTGATGCTGCTTATACAGTAGTGTATGAATACTACCGTGTACCTGTAGACCTTGAACTGTATGATGATGTTCCTGCTGTGCCTGAAAGATTTAAACACGTAGTGGTAGATGGTGCTATGCATTATGCGTACTTGTTCCGTGGCAACTCACAGGACGCATTGATTGCTAAAGAAAAGTATCAAGAAGGTATTAAGAATATGCGTTCAATGCTGATTAATCGCACATACTATGTACGTTCGTATATGATTCCACAGAACACTGGTGGCGGTGGACGCATAGGCTATGCGAGGTTGCCCATATAATGGCTGATGCATGGCAGACCCATTCGTTTGAATTTAAGGGTGGCTTGATTACAAACCTTTCTCCATATCAGCAAGGTTTTCAAGCACCGGGTTCTGCACGTATTCTGCGAAACTTTGAACCTTCCATCTTTGGTGGTTATACTCGTATTGAAGGTTTTGAGAAGTTTGATACGAATGCTCTATCTAATACAGGAGTTGTTCGTGGAATACACCGCTACGATGATAAAGTGTTTGCCTGTCGTGGTGATGATTTATTCTTTTCAACAGGGTCAGGATGGACACAAGTAAGTGACAATGCTGCGTACAGTAGCGCAGGTGTTACCATCGGTGGTTCTGGCAAAGTACGTATGATTAAATACGACTTTGATGGTACAGAAAAACTGATGCTTGTAGATGGCACAGGTAAGCCATACAGATTTGACGGTACAACATTTGAACAACTAACATCACTGTCTAATGACACATCTGGTTCAAGTTTTGTTGTCAACTTTAAAAACCACATCGTTCTTGGTAATGGTAAAAAGATAATTTTTTCTGCTCCATATGAAGATGATGACTTTACAATTGCTAACGGTGGTGGTATAATTAATGTTGCAGATACGATTACAGGACTGATTGTTTTCCGTGAACAACTAATTATCTTTAGTGAAAGCAGCATTAATGTAATCAATGGTAACAGTGTAGCAGACTTTACAATGCAACCAGTTTCTCGTGACTTGGGTTGTGTGGCTGCAGATACCATTCAGGAAATTGGCGGTGACGTATTATTTCTTGGTCCAGATGGTCTGCGTTTATTCTCTGCAACAGACCGCATTGGTGACTTTAGCCTTGCTGCTATATCAAAGACCATTCAGGTTGAAATACTTGACTTAATTACAAGTAGTCCGGGTGGCTTTACAAGTACGGTTATTCGCGAGAAAAGTCAGTATCGTTTGTTTGGTTATAATGCAACATACACAAATGATTCTGCAAAGGGTATTGGTGCTACACAGTTGCAAGAAGGTATAGCCTTCAACGATATGAGAGGCATCAACGCATTTGTAACATACAGTGAGTATGATGGATTTGCAGAACGTATCTACTTTGCTAATGCAGATGGATATGTATATCAGATGGAGCAAGGCAATACATTTGATGGAACAGATATTCCAGCAACATTTGCCACACCATTTGTTCCTTTAGGCGACCCCAATGTCCGTAAGACAATCTACAAAGGAACAACTTATCTGGACATAAACGGTGACTTTGACCTTGAGTTTTCACTCAAGTTTGACTTTGACCAGCCGGGTTCAGTTCAACCAGACTCTGTTTTGTCAAGTGATGCAGCCGCATCTATCACATACGGTTCTGGTATTTATGGTACATCATTGTTTGGTGTTAAACAAAAAGCCATCTATGATGTACAAACAATAGGTTCAGGATTTACAGTGTCAATTCTATACGAAACAACAGGAACAAACACAGACGCTGTATTTACCATTGACGCTGCCACGTTGCAGTATACTACCAACGCTAGGAGATAAGTATGGGTACAGGTTACACTCGTAATGATACCGCCAATAACATTGCAGACGGGAACGTAATCAACGCCTCTGACCTTGACGGTGAGTTCGATGCAATTCAGGCGGCGTTTAACGCAACAACAGGCCACTCGCACGATGGCACAACAGGCGAAGGTCCCCAGATTACAGCCGCAGGTATTGCCAACAATGCGGTTGCGCTAGGAACCAAAACGACAGGTAACTATGTAGCCACTATTACCGCAGGAACTGGTATTAGCGGAAATGCTACAGGTGAGGGTTCTACGCCAACTATTTCTGTTGCATTAAATGGGCTTACAACTTCTACCACCGATGGTGATGGCGATTACTTTGTTGTTGTAAATGACAGTGGGGGTCAGCGCAAGCTGACTAAAGCAAATATTGCCGTTAGCGGTTTTAATACTGCCAACGGTATTGCTTTAGGTACTGACACAACAGGAAATTATATTGCTACTGGTGCAGTAAGCGGTGTAGGTCTGTCTGGTTCAGCCAGTGCTGAAGGCGCAACATTCACAGTCACATCCAATGCCACCTCTGCAAACACGGCAAGCACCATTGTTGCCCGTAGTTCAAGTGGCAATTTTTCTGCTGGCACAATCACGGCGGCTCTTAGCGGCAACGCAAGCACGGCTACGACTTGGCAAACGGCTCGAAGCCTGACGCTTTCTGGTGATGTCACAGGCACGGCTACGGGCATTGATGGCTCTGGCAACATCGCCGTCACTACTACGATTGCGGCAAACTCCGTTGCACTAGGGACTGACACAACAGGAAACTATGTAGGCACTATTACAGGTGGAACTGGCATTGATTCTACTGGTGCTACATCTGGTGAAGGCATAGCGCATACACTTAATCTTGATTTAAATGAACTTCCCACATCTACTGCTAACACAGACGGTGATTATTTTGTTGTTGTTGATAGTGCAGATGGTTCTCAACACAAGTTGACAAAGGCTAATATTGCCCTGTCTGGCATGAATAACGATGCTGGGTGGACATCTAATGTAGGTGACATAACTGGTGTTACTGCTGGCACAAACCTTACAGGTGGCGGTACTAGCGGCACTGTAACGCTGAATATGGCTACAGGTGGCGTAGGTGCAGGGACTTACGGTTCAACTGCTGACGACACTAAAATCGACACTATCACCGTTGACGCATATGGGCGTGTAACGGCAGTTGCAACTGGCAACACTGGTGACATCAGGAACGTCGTGGCTGGTGATGGTCTAACAGGTGGCGGTACATCAGATGCAGTAACCCTTAATGTAGGTGCTGGCACAGGTGTTACCGTTGCGGCTGACACAGTTTCGATTGGTCAAGATGTAGCCACGACCGCTTCTCCATCTTTTGGTGGGTTAAACATCAACGGCAACATTAACGCAGTAGATGATATTTATCTTGCTGACCAAATTATTCATGAAGGTGACACAGATACTTATATTCAATTTGTTGCCGCTAATGAAGCACGAGTTGTAACTGGTGGTTCTGAAAATATTCGTTTCAGAAATGCCTATATTCAAGTCTATGAAAACGTGCAGGGTTCGGTTGAAACTGCAAGTAAAACTGGTTCGGTTACACCAGATATGCAGAAC